GATTTTATTTCGACTAACGCAGCATTTAACCTGCTTGACTTTACGATCATTGGCGGCAGGTTCGCCTTGAAACCTTCAGTGCCTTACAGCGAAGCAACGTATGTTATCGACAGAAACAGAAACATAAACGACGAAATTAAAGCACTGTTTACTGATGGAAACATGAAGGACATGCAGGTTAGTTTCCTGCCCCCACAAGATCGGCAACTATTTAAGGCAGCTGTTGCTTATCGCGAAGAAGTAGACAACGGTTTCTCGGAGCAAAAAACTGTACGCATTAGGTTTGCGGATACTGCGCCGTACAAATCGCCAGATTCTGCTCGAAATGACGGGTTTAAATTTATCAAGGGTTCAGAGACTGATCCTGAGGAGTTCTTGGATCTAACTTCTTTCTGTACCAACAGAAACCACGCAAGCACGATTGCCAAGTACAAGCTGCGTGTTCGCGCTCATACTGACCACACGATTGCTTTTAAAACGACGCCTAGCTCGGCTTTAGCGTTGCAGGCTGGCGACTACATCAAAGTTGTTTCGGATCGGACTCACACAAGTCGTTTCAATAACGGCAGTGTTGATGCTTCTGGCGGAATCACGTCAACAACAACGTTGAACGACGGATCACATGACGTTTTCTTCTGGACGCCGGGAGGAACCGACACCACAATGCGCGAGGGAACAATAAGCGTGTCTGACGGCAAGACAGGCGATTCCTCGTTCTTCAAATCAATTTTTACGACGGTCCAAACAGACAGGCAAGCCCGTGTTTACCGCGTGGACAGCTTGACGATTGACGACGAGGGGTATGTAGACATTGTTGGGACGCACCAAGAGCTAACTATCAGCGGGACGCTGGCTACACTTGTGGACAGGGCGTTTACAGTTGACGGAGAGCAACTGGAGCAGTTTGAGGTCTCTGAGGACTAATGACAGCTAAGCCTTTTCCCGATTTAGTTCCCAGCAGCCGCTCATACGAGCCGGGGGTGTTTCCTGAGACGCAGTTCCAAGCGCAAAACGGTGCAGTGGTACGAGTGCGTTATGGCAACCAACGGACAGGCAGCCGTCTGAGTCTGACGTTTGCAAACATCACCGATTACAACGCATCGCGAATTCTGGAGAACTATGCGGAGGTGATGAGAGGCGATAACTACGCCGAGTTCACTGCAAGCAACGTTGCTGCGACGAACACAACTGGAGTGGCTGGGCCGTTAACCCCTTGGTTTAGCGAGACGAACAGCTTATTGAAGTGGAAATACGCATCGCCGCCATCAGTTACAAGCGTTAAGCCAGGATTGTCTACAGTGACGTGTGAGTTCACTGGCGAGCTTGAGGGTGCCTGATCATGGCTAAGTACTACGCAGGTCAAGACGGCAGCGTTGAGTTTGGAACCTCTGAAGCCAGTCTTGCCGCTGTTGCCAAGGTTGTGCAGTGGTCACTGACTGCCAACACTGATGCTTTAGAGGTAACGACACTAAGCGAGGACGTTCGAGCGTTTACGACCGGGGTGCGGTCCGCTTCTGGAGCGTTGACTGTTCTGTATTACGACGACGCACCAGTCAAGTTGCTGAATCAGGTCAACCAAGACACCACAGCTGACAACTCGATTTCGTCAGTCGCAAGGTTGAAGCTGAAGTTTGATACAAAGTTTCTGGAGTTTGACGCGGTGCTTACCAGCGCCGAATTGTCATGTGTTGTTGGTGAGGTTATGCGCGTCAATGTGAACTACACCATGAGTGGCGATTTCGTCAGTAAGTCACTATGACCGTCTTTCTAGGCAACAACGGTCGAATCAGGCTGCGCCGTAGCACGCCGGAACGGACGTTTGCGAGTGTCGTTGACCCTAGCGACGTAAATGTCAGCAAGAAGCGGTTTAGTTTTGACTTTCCGCCTGAGATGCTGCTCACGGGCGACCGGCTGCAAATCAAGAGCACAAACGGCGCGGATCTGGCGTTTGTAAATGCCTCTGGATGGGACGGTGGCAGTCAGTTGCCTGATGGAGCTTGGTTTATCAACGTTGACGAGCTTGGCGGCATCCAGCTGTATGACACGTTTGCCAATGCGTTGAACGGTCAAAGCACAGGCAAGGTAACTTTAGATGCAATTACCACATCAATTCCGATCGAAGTAAAAAGCGTTCAAGCCGAGTACAACATCCTTGGCCTAGTTAGATCTTTTGAACTAAACAACGACCGAGAAGTTGTTGACGTAACCGTTCTTAGCGACGAGTTTCGCAAGAACGAAAGCGGCTTAATTAGTGGCAGCGGAAGTGTGAGTTGCGAATTTCATTACGATCCTGATGCCGCAGGCGAATCTGTAGACACTGATGTGCCTAGTTACCTGCATGAGCTGATTTTGCGGCAGAAGCTAGGCGCTGAATTTGACGCCGAGCTTTACATCGTTGATCAAGGTCAAAACGCAGAATCAACGAATGACTTCTTTTATTTTGAGTTCAAAGGCATCGTTACTAATGCTGCGATTAGTCTTGGCGTGGGTCAGTTGACTGTTTCTAATTTCAACTTCGTCACCACAGGTCCCATCTCACCCAAGCTTGGTATTGGTGTGATTACCAACTATGTCCTGAAAGAAGACACCGACAAGATCCTGCTTGAGCAGCCTGGCGGCGGTAAGCTGGAACTTGAAACTGACTAAACCCGCAGGGGGACTTGGGCAATGGCAGATCTCAAGATATCCGCCCTAAACGAACTGGCTGAAGCTGACGTAGCTTCAACTGATGTTCTGCCTATTGCGGACGTAAGCGCAAGCGAGACCAAGAAGGTCACTGTTAAAAGCCTGGTTGAGCAGGGTGTTGACCTGATTGATGACGCCAGTATCCCGTCAGCAAAGTTAGCGGCGATTACGCCGAGTTCATTAGGTAGCAGTACAGGAGCAAAGGAGTTTATTGCCGGCCCGACTGGTGCAGGTGGTGCGTACACCTCACGAGTTATTGCAGCAACCGACTTGCCTGCAGCAACTGCATCTGCTCTTGGTGGTGCGGCAGCAGGCACTGGCCTGACCTCTACGTCTGGAACGTTTTCGGTTGATCCTGCGACAGCTTCCACTCGTGGCGCTGTCAGCCTGCCAACTGCGTCTGGTTTGAACGTTGACGCCAGTGGCGTTGTATCGCACCAATCAAGCGTTACGGCTCAAACCAAGAATGGTCTGACCGTTAATGCAACGGGTCACATCACTGCAATCGGCAGCATTCCTGCAAGCGATATTCCAAAGGCGACAAGCTCTGCAGTCGGTGGCGTTTCTGTTGGTAGCGGCCTAAGCGTTACAGCTGCAGGCCAGCTAAATCACACAGATTCAATTACTGCTGGGACGACCAGCGGAATTACGTTTAACGCCCAGGGTCATATCACGGCAACAACTGCCCTGACTGGCACTGATCTGCCCACCAGTACGACAAGCGCCAAAGGCGGGGTATCGGTGCCATCTGGTGCGCTGTCTGTGAGTGGAGCGGGTGCGCTGACTCATGACACATCTGGTGTTAGCGCAGGTGACTACACAAAAGTGACCGTGGACGCTCGCGGTCACGTTACTGCTGGCACCACGCTTTCCGCTTCTGATATTCCAGACATCAGCGCAGCCAAGCTGACTTCAGGAACGATTGGAACATCAATCATCGCCAACGACGCGGTGACAGGCGGGAAACTTGCCGACTCTTCAACTGTTCGTTTTGCAGGCGCACCAGACACCGCAGGTGTCGTCAACTTTGGAACTGCCGACTATCAGGGTCAGTTCCTGTATGACGAGTATCACGATGACTTGTACCTCTGGACGGGGAACAGCTTCAAGTCAATCGACATTGTTAGTGGTGAGATCGTGCTCGCTGGAACGTATGACGCCAGCACAAACCTCGTTGCATCTGTAACGGCAAAAGGCACGTCAATCGGACTGACGGTTGGTCAGCCTTTGATTGCGCCTGCAGCATCCAACCTCAACCATTATCTGACGGTTAGCGAGTCAGGCACTGGATCGGGCAACGCGCCAGCAGTTGCCTTGGCTCCGCCTGACTTTTTGCTGTCTACAGGCACGAGCTGGGAAGTTCTTGACCTTTCTGCTGCGTTGGCTGCTACGGCTGCAAACAACGTTAGCTTTGCTCCTACCGGCAACGTTGCAGCAACTAATGTTCAAGCCGCGATTGAAGAGCTTGACACCGAAAAAGCATCGCTGTCTGGTCCAACTTTTACTGGAACGACAACGTTCAGCGGAAATATCCATCTTGGATCTTCTGCCACTCTTTCATTTGAAGGTAGTTCGGCTGATGACTACGAACTGAGCTTCGCCTTTGTCAATCCTACGGCCGATCGCACGATCACATTCCCCGATATTTCTGGCACCCTGGTCACCTCAGGCGATACCGGAACAGTTACCAACGGAATGTTGGCTGGCAGCATTGCGCTGACCAAGCTTGCAAACCTGACCGCCGGTCAGATGATTGTTGCCAACACCAGCAACGTGCCAACAGCAGTCACGATGTCTGGTGATGCAACTTTGTCAAACACTGGTGCGTTGACCATTGCCAACGACGCTGTGACCGCAGCAAAATTGGCGGACACCAGTGTTACCGCAGGCAGTTACACCGCAGCTGATATCACCGTCGACGCACAAGGCCGAATCACTGCTGCTGCATCTGGAACGATCGGAACTAGCGAAATCGCTAACGATGCGGTCACCGCAGATAAATTGGCGGACACCAGCGTTACCGCCGGTAGTTACACGCTTAGCAGCATTACTGTTGACGCTCAAGGTCGAATCACTGCAGCTTCCAGTGGCACGGCTGCTGATGCAGACAAAATCACTGAAGGCAATAGTGAAGCCGAGGTTGTTGATACAGGGTCTAACGGCCACTTCAAAATCACAACTGAGGGTAGTGAGCGTTTTCGTGTTGGCCCGGCTGGGCAAGTGGGTATCGCTGGAGCGAACTACGGCACTAGCGGGCAAGTTCTTACAAGTGGTGGGGCTTCTGGAACGATTGCCTGGGCCAATGCTGCTGCTGGAGCGACTGGCGGAGGCAGTGATGAGTGGGCCTATGAACACGACAACACGATTACGACCAGCTACACCATCGGTACTGGCAAAAACGTGATTTCTGCGGGACCGTTAACTGTAAATGCCGCTGCTACAGTTACGGTGCCGAGCGGTAGTTTCTGGGTCATCAGCTGATGGGAGTTCGACTTAACGGCCAAACAAACGGTTATGTAGAGCTGGACGCTCCGGCGACTGCAGGCAATAACACCCTGAAGTTTCCCAACGGGAACGGGTCAAGTGGTCAAGTAATGACTACTGACGGCAGCGGGAATTTATCTTTTGCCGCTCCACAGCTTTCAGCAGATACGACGCCTCAGCTGGGCGGCGATCTAGACATGAATTCCAATTTCATTTCTAGTGGAATTCTTGGAGTTAAGAACACTGGTTCGCAATCAGAGGTTCGCCTGTACTGCGAAGTTAGCAATGCTCATTACGCAGCAATTAAAGCTCCAGCGCATAGCAACTTCAGCGGCAACATCACGTTTACGATGCCTGCTACTGCAGGCTCAGCAAACCAAGTCTTAAAAACAGATGGCAGTGGTGTTACTGACTGGACATCCGCTTTTAGTCCAACGTCAATAACTATTGACGGTCCTTACAAGCAAGTTGCCGAGGCTGTTGGGGCTCTTGATATTGACCTTTCTACTGGCAACTATTTTACCAAGACTATTAACGGCAACTCGACGTTTACGTTTAGCAATCCACCAGCGTCTGGAACGGTTGGCAGCTTCGTGCTTGAACTGACGCATACGTCTGGAACGGTGACATGGCCTTCAAGCGTCAAGTTCCCGGCTGACACCGCGCCAACTTTGACCACGGGCAAAACCCATCTATTCTTCTTTGTGACTGATGATGGCGGGACGCGGTATCGCGGTGCGTCACTCGTCGATTACGTCAACTGAGGAAACATGGATCCGATTACCGCAAAGCTGATGTCTGCTGCTGGTGTGGCGGCTGATCGTATTTACGTTGACGACGTATTTTCGACGTTTTTGTGGGAAGGCAATAGCACTAACAACCGAGCCATTGCTAATGACATAGATTTAAGCGGTGAGGGGGGTTTGACTTGGATCAAGCTTAGGAGCGGAACTGACAATCACATTTTTTACGACACCGAGCGTGGAGGCAGTAAGTTTCTGAGTTCAGATTCAACAGCAGCTGAAAATAGCAACGACGGATTAACTTTCAATTCAAACGGATTTACGATTGCTGTTAATTCTCAGGCATATACAAATGCTAACGGGTCGGATTATTGCTCCTGGACATTCCGCAAGTGCCCTGGATTTTTTGATGTTGTTACTTATACAGGCAATGGAACTTCTGGTAACTACACAAGACAAATTGCTCATAATTTAGGCAGCGTTCCAGGGTTCATTATGGTTAAAAGTTTGACCAGCTCTTCCGAGGGCTGGTATTGTTTTCATAGATCATTGGGCAGTAATGCACTCATCTATTTAAATGAAACTGACGGTAAATTCAGCCCTAATACTTGGATGAATAATACTTCACCAACTAGCACCCATTTTACTGTTAACAGCTCTGGCACTAATTACACCGGTCATAATTACGTTGCCTACGTCTTTGCCCACGACGATCAATCGTTTGGCGACGGCGGCAACGAGGCAATTATTAAGTGTGGAAGTTACACGGCCACTGGCTCTGACGGAAATAAAATTACATTAGGGTTTGAGCCGCAATGGCTACTAATTAAAAACACAGATGACAGCTCTACTAGCTGGAACATACTTGACACGATGAGAGGGATGAATGATACGGCAGGTAATTTTTTGCGTGCTGATTTAAACAACGCAGAATTTAGCAATGATGCTCGCGCTATCAATTTGCACGCTGATGGATTCTCTGTTAATAGCGGCAATACAGAAATGAACGGCGTATCTGGCAATGATTTTATCTACATCGCAATCCGCCGTCCGCATAAGCCGCCCGAGGCTGGGTCCGAAGTGGTTGCCCTTAAATTAATTGCAGGATCTGCTTCAACGAAAACCGTGTCTGTATCAAACGCTGGCGTGACAGACATGACGTTTATTAGAAACGTAACTGAAGCTCGTGATTGGATTGTAGGGACTAGGCTTCTTGGTGCTAACACACTGAAGCTAAATACTACCGACGCTCAAACGACCGGAACATTTGGTACGAGCGTCAATGTTTGGGACCAGATGACTGGAACTGAACTTAATTTTAACGATGACGTAAATAGAAATGGACGCTTTTACATGCACTGGCAATTTACGCGAAAACATGGTGTTTTTGATGTTGTTGCTTATGATGGTGATGGGCAAAATTCTAGATCAATTACTCATGGTTTAGGTTCAGCGCCTGAGCTTGTGCTTATTAAAAATAGAACTAATACATCAGCAGGTAGTGCTTTTTGGGTCGTTCACTCAACAGAGATTGCGTCAAACAATATGCTTAGAACAAATACAAATGATGGACTAAGCGCTGGTGGAGTGGACAGTTATCCAACGGCCTCGGCATTTCCTGTTTCTGATTCAGACTCAGTTTTTAATGTTTTGAACAACTCTACTGATTCGTATATTGCTTATTTATTTGCCAGCCTTTCTGGTGTTAGCAAAATTGGCAAATACACCGGCACTGGCAATGATGTTGATGTTGACTGTGGGTTCACGGCAGGCGCTAGGTTTGTATTGATTAAACGCACCGACAGCTCAGGCAGTTGGTATCTTTTTGATACGGAAAGAACTATTGCTTCTGGCAATGATTCTTACATCCTCTTGGAGTCAACAAGCGTGCCAGTGCTTAACCAAGACTACATTGACCCGTTAAACGCTGGTTTTACAATTACATCGTCTGCACCCGCCGATCTAAATACCTCTGGCGGCACCTACATTTTCCTTGCCATCGCCTAAACCTTGCCAAGCGAGTACACTTGATGTAACGGCCCCACTGCTAATCAACCGATGGCGTTTGGAACGGTAAAAGTTGACACGCTCACGAGCAGCACCCAAACGCTGACCGTAGACGATCTGGTCACCTTGGGGCTAAGCACAGCCAACTTCACTGGCACGCTCCAGAACGGCGGTTCCAACGTTGTTGTCGATAGCGACATCGGTTCAAGCGTCCAGGCATACGACGCTGATACCGCCAAGACTGACGTAGCGCAGACGTTTTCAGCGCAGCAGACGTTTGGCGAAATTAAGGAGACTGTCTTCACTCTTGGCACAACCGGCAGCATTGCGCTTGACCCAGCCAATGGCTCAGTGCAGGTTTCAGTCCTGACCGGAAACCCTACGTTCACGGACTCGCTTGAGTCTGGTCAGTCAATCGTGCTGCACCTTGAAGCTGGTGCGTCAAACACCGTGACATGGCCAACGATTACTTGGACAACCGCCAGTGGCAATGCAGCCCCAACGTTGACTGCAAAAGACGTTTTGGTGTTTTGGAAGATTAGCTCTACCCTTTATGGTGCGTATGTCGGGAGCTACGCCTGATGCTTAGCCAGAAACTTGCTTTGGCCGCTGCAGGCAATGCAGCTGACGCTACTTACGTTGACGATGTATTTTCGACGTTCTTGTATGACGGGACTGGATCTGCTCTGACGATTACTAACGGGATTGATCTGAGCGGTGAAGGTGGTTTGGTTTGGACAAAAAGAAGAAATATTGTTAGAAGTCATATTCTTTTTGATAGTGAACGTAGCGCATCTTCAGTTTTAAAAGCTGACCTTGATCATGCTGCCACTACTCAACCTTACTCAATCACTATGAATAGTGATGGGTATGCTTGGTCAGGAGCAGATAATGATGTAAACGTGTCTGGTTCGGAGTACTGTTCCTGGACATTCCGCAAGTGCCCTGGCTTTTTTGATATTGTTACTTATACAGGAAATGGAACAGCTGGTCGCACTGTTGCACACAACCTAGGCAGTGTTCCCGGCTGTATTATGGTTAAAAGAACTTCAGGCTCGGCTGACTGGGCTGTTTACCATAGAGCCAATAAAGGTTTTTTTGCTTCAGATCCAGCAAGCAACCTGCATCTCCACCTCAATCAAAATCACACTGCTCAAGGATCATCTTCTTATTGGAATGACACTGACCCTACAAGTACTGTTTTTACAGTAGGCAATAGTAACGACGTCAATCAAAGCGGAGAAACATACGTTGCATATCTTTTTGCCCACGATGATCAATCGTTTGGCGATGACGGTGACGAAGCGATCATTAAATGTGGAAGCTTTACTGCTTCCGCTGGATCCCCGCATACCGTCACTGTTGGGTTTGAACCTCAGTGGGTAATTATAAAAAGAACAGCAACAAACATCGGAAATTGGACAATAATTGACAACATGCGTGGATGGGTGGCAGACACGTCTAGCGACGGTTCTGTAGCATTTAGTGCAGATCTCGATTCAGTTGAATTACCAGTTGCGGATATGTCTGGCCTCACGTCTACTGGGTTCACAGTAGACGATGGCTATATTACTTATGGAAGCAACCAAGAGTATGTTTACATCGCAATTCGCCGTTCCCACAAGCCACCTGCGGCTGGAACGAATGTGTTCGCTATTGATACCCGTGGCTCGACTGGTGATGGAAATGAGCCAACGTACCGAAGCGGGTTTCCTGTTGATATGCAGTTCAACAGAAATGTAGCTTATGCAGGCTCAAATATGCAAATTTCTGCAAGGTTAACGCAAGGCAGACAGATGCATACCAACCTAACCGGTCAAGAGTCTACAAGCTCTCAGATGATGTTTGATTTTAATAATGGCGTTCAAACTGATACTGGAACGGGGTCAAGTCAATACGCATGGATGTTTAAACGTGCGCCCGGTTTTTTTGATGTAGTTACTTACACTGGTAACGGCGTACAAGGACGCAACATTTCGCACAACCTTGGGGTAGCGCCAGAATTAATGATTGTTAAAAATAGGGACACAACCAGTGATTGGCACACCTATGTAAGTGGCATCACCTATCTAAGTGTTTATGGCTCTGATCCCAGCAGCTATGGAAATAATCCTGCAAGGCTTTATCTGAATGACAATTCAGACGCTGAATTTAGCTCAAGTGGTAGTTGGGACCATACACATCCAACAGCAACTACATTTAGAGTTGGAGATACATTTGGTACAAACGGAAACAGCAACAAATTAATTGCTTACCTTTTTGCCAGCCTTCCTGGAGTGAGCAAAGTCGGCAGTTACACAGGTACAGGTAGCGCCATTAATGTTGATTGTGGTTTTACCAACGGCGCACGTTTTGTGATGATTAAACGAACTGATGCTGCAGCTGATTGGTTCTTTGTAGACACCGTCAGAGGCATCTCTAGCGGAAATGATCCATACTTGCGTCTCAATACAACCGAGGCTGAGGGCACTACCGCTGATATTGTTGATCCTCTTAGCTCTGGATTCCAAGTTGCAACTGGTGGTGGAGCCGCTATTAACACAAGTGGCGGCACCTACATCTTCTTCGCCATCGCCTGATTATGGAAATCCGCAACCGCGCCACTGGTGCCATCGTCACCGACAGTCAGTTCCGTGCTGACAACCCTGGAACGTCATTCCCTAAACAGCTCACAGCCGACATCCTTGATGGATTTGGCTATGACCCTGTGCTGAATGGCGCTGCTGCAACAGTGTCTGGACCGTATGAAGTCAGCACTCGTGATGGTGTTGAGCTGATTGATGGTCAGTGGTTTACTCGATTCATTGTCGGCCCAGAGTTCACCGACAACGCGGAAGCAACTGCTGCTGAGCAAGAAGCCGCCTACCGCACCAGTGTTGACAATCGCGTTGCTACCAGCGTTCGTGCAGAGCGTGACCGCAAACTGGCTGCCTGTGACTGGACCGTTCTGACTGATAGCCCGTTGACGACGGCTAAGAAAACAGAATGGAAAACCTATCGGACAGCATTGCGAGACATCAGTGCAGCAGAGGGTTTCCCCCATACGATGGAGTGGCCGACTGAGCCTTCTTGATGAAGCGTCCTGACCCAATGATCGCGGGCAAGCCTGGAGCGCAAGACGTGCAGGCCATGACGGCTAGAGCGTTGTGGCTTGAGGAATTGTTCTTCCTGGATGGCCGCGATCAGATCTCACACCCAATGCACGGTCTGTTTACTGGTTTGGCTGAAAAGTACTCGCTGTTGGAAACAACTGACGGAATCTGATGGCGAAGTCACTTAGCGGACAAAATTTTGTTCCCAGCAAACCTAAAAAGACCAGACAAGGGAATGGATCACATTCAAAACCGTCCCATGGACGTAAGAAGTATCGTGGTCAGGGAAAACGCTAATTATTCCAATGATCAAGCGTCTTGTTTTTGGTGCAGCCGCTGGGGCAGTTGCATTGGTTCCTTCCTCTGCACTCGCCA